CTTGGAGGTCAAGCTACCAAGGCGAGATTGTTTTTTTAGATTTGCAAATGTCATAAATTTGACTCGTAGTATTCGTCGTATTGAATAGATTGGTGGATTAACACCTTGCATACGCAAGTTTAGTATAAACAACTATTTAGGTGTTGTCAACCCCCTAATCACTACATCTGCAAGGAATTTGTGACCTTCTTTATCAGGGTGTCCACGAGGTGCTCTTGAGTATGGTTCATTGCATGCATAAATTGGAAGCACTGTGTCATGTTGTATTGTAAGTATGAAATGTTTCTTATCTTTCACTATGTTTTTGATAGCATGATACATAATCTCCTCATCTATCTTACCATACTTATCACAATACATATCCTTCAAATAAATGTGAGGAACTGAACTCTGAATTCTTTGCCACCTACCATCTTTATAGAACTCAGTCCTCTGTCTCTTGGTCATTTGTATGACAACCATATCAAACTCTGACATGTCATGACTCAATAGATTTCTAAGTATTCTCCTATTACTTCCACCACCTGCTGCTAAGTTATAGTCTTCAGCACCAAAATGTCTAGCGACTATTCTACTATACCTCTCATCTTCTGGACACATAAGTTCTGCACCATAGGTAACAGAACATCCATCAAAGTAAATCTTATTCTTCCTCATCTTTTGTTTTGTATGCCCACTCATCTGTATGACCTACAGACCACCATTTAGGTTCGGTCTCAACTGCATAGTTCTGTGTGCATACTTTGAAGTCAGGTGTCTTCAAGTTATCATTGTCGACCAAACTATTATCAAAGAATATAGTTCTGTTGTTAGGTTGTGCAGCAAACTGTCCGTTGTCTAGTGCAATGACATTGAATGTCTTGTGCTCTGGATCATGCTCTGCAAAGTTTACATCAAGCACTGACCTATCGGGATGTGCTGTATCAATGGTGAAATCATACTCACCACCATGCATCTTCTTATCTTTACCAAAGAATTGACACCTTCCAAGCAAAGGTTTCTGAACAACTGTTATATTATAATCAAAACAATCCCATAATTGTAATACATCTAAGGGAAGTTGATTATCTTTATCGTAATCTTCTTTCCATACAAATGCACTGAGTGGTAATTTATCAAAGAGTGCACCATAGTCAGTCAGTAATGTCTCAAAGTATAGTGCCCTTGATTGTATACTTCTAACTGAAATCCAAATACCAGGTGTAAGTTCTCCATGACCTTTCTCTAAGTCATAAAGATATTCTTTCTTGACCCATACTTTTCTAGGGGGAAGAGGATGAACTAGGTATGCCATTATTTTTTGAGGTCAGATTGAACTTGATCTAAAGTTCTTTTCATATTAGAAAATATTGTATTCATATCTGTCTCACCAAAACCTAGTGTCCTTGAGTGTGATGTGATATAATCTTTCATCTTCTGTGCTTCGGGATCATCTGATAATGTAAGTCTAGTCCACATGATCTGTTGTCTCTCAAGTAATTCTTTCACTGTATCTATGTGTTCTACCTTTGCCTCTGGACTCATCATAGGAAACTTTATGATAACATCATACAATTCTTTTTGTAAGCAAGTTATCTCCTCTATCTCTTGCTTTACTTTTTCAGATTCAAAAAACTTACTCATATCTTTCCTTGATTCTACTCATAAGATACTGTCTATATTTTTCTTTGTCAATATTTAGAAATGGTAAGTACTTCCTTATCTTCATTCCAATTACCTTCCAGACTGGATCTTTCAATTGTTTATCATAGTCTTTGCAGTAACCAAATAGTTTTTCATAGACACACATTTCTTCTGCACTTATGTTACCTGCTAGATGTTCTTTTAGTATGGGTGGGTGACCTTTTGATGCATCAAAGAACTGCTCGTAAGTATATTGATCCATAAGTTCATCAGATTTCTGTTTGAAATTATAGAACATGCTTTGCTGTCTTCTCTGCCATTCTTTATACACTCCCTCACCTGACCTGATAATATTACCTATCCACAAACCCTCTGGGTTGTCAGTGTCCACAAAGTTTGCAAGAAAAAAATCTTTTATCTCTTCATCTTTATATTTTCTTGACATTTTCTCAAAGAAATATCTATCCTTCCTTTTGTAAAAAGAATCTATCTTTGCTCTCGACTTACCACCATACCTGTGGTAATCATACCTCTCTTTTGTAAAATGATTTTTGTATCCAAGATACTCCTTGTAAGTATCAAAGGGTGTCATAGGTCTCTTGATCATACATCGCTACACTTTTCTTCATTGTAGCATCTAATTGCTGTGCTGCGGTGAACCATTTAGGATTTGCTGAACACATGTTACAAATCCATGTAGGTTCTTTTACTTCTTTGAATGATGCTCTTATATCATCATCTGATGAGTCAATGTTAGTGGGTTTATACTTCAAATATTTTTGCCATGCTGGATCATCAAGTTGACCTGATGCATCCAAAGATTCTCTAAGATATGACATCATAGGACACTTCCAAAGATGTCCATTATATAACTGAGAATTTGGGCAACTACAATGCTTGAAACTTTCTGTTATATTATTATCTTCATAAGGGTAATACTTTATACCATCATTGTAATCATACTTGAATAAATCAAACCAAACTCTAGGTTCACCGTTGTCTAATCTAAATGCTTCACTCAGTTCAAATGTATTGCCATTCATATCTACACCCCTTGACTCTGCATACTTTGCAAACTCGTATGCATTCTCCCAATTTTTGAAACCTTTTGTAGAATACCATGGGAAGTGAAATGTCAATCTGAAAACCACACCCTTCAGCATCTCATCGACTATCCATTCCTTCTCTTGCAAGAGTCTTGATCCATTGCTGAATAGTTTTACATTGCATGGTTGACTTCCACGCTCACCATAACATAACTCTCTCAACACTCTCGTCACTTCCTTTGTTCTTGGTTCAAGCAAGGGTTCACCACCTATAACACTTACATGACTCCATACATATATTTTTGGTAATATTTTCTCTATATCTTTTAGTAATTGATCTATGTTTACCGTGCTCTTAGCACTTAGTAAACTACTGTTATGATTACATGCTCTACATGCTAAGTTACAACCATTGATAGTATGAATACTAAGAAGTCTGGTAGTAGGACGTTCCTTCTCCAGACTTGCGAGTTCTTCTTTTGTTATAGACTTGAAATTATCTACCCAAAATCCTTTGAGTGATCTAATATAATCAACCTTGCGTGACAACTCATTGATGTCATGATCTTTTAGACATGCAGCAGCAAGTTTCTTTTCTTTTACCCTAGATAGCAAGGAATTTTGCCCTCGAAGTTCTCTTCAAGTAATTTAGGTTCATTGCATTCCCTTTCAACTTTTCTTTCATTGGTTTTGTTATCAACTTACCAACTGATTCGATCTCTATACTATTCTCTTCGCAGTAGTGACAAATCGCTTCGATATAATTCATGTCTATATTATTTTGAACAAGGTTCTCAATGTCATTAGTGAACTTGTCCTGACACAGGAACTTGTTCTTGAGCACTGCCCTCATTTCATTTTTGGTTGCCATTTAATTTGTCCTCCACAAATTTTTCGATGTACTTGACTAATAGTTTCATATATTTCATTTTATCATACTCTTCGTAAACAGTCACCTCCCCATTCTCACAGGTCATGAGAATAACAAGTTTCTTTACAGGTATATCCGTCAGTTCGTAAAACATACAGGCATATGCTGCTGCCTGTACAAAATAATTCTCTATCCAGTCTCTCGGTTTGGGTTTCGCAGCAGTTTTGAAATCAATAATGGATAATTCACCATTATATTCTGCTATACAATCAACAGTTCCAGCAACACCCAACTCGTTACTGAATAAACTTTTTTCAAGTGCGTAGATATTATTTATATTTTGTAACACTTTTTTTGCCTGAGTGAACAGCATCTTAGTGCTAGGGTTATCCAATACAACCTCTTGATTCAGTAGATGTTTCTCTATCAGTTCATGTGTGGCAGTGCCTCTACTGGTGGCACGTTTTGTAATTCTATTTGCCTCTGCGTCACCAACTTTCTTTCTCCACTCAACAAATATATGTTTATTGAAGTGAGAAGTGACCGAGGTGATTGACACCATCGGTCTGTCATTTACGTTGTAGTATCGAACTCCATCAATACTCTTCCTAGTCAGCGTAGGAAGATCACATTCTACATGATTGAACATTACATACCTAGTTCTACTTTTGAGGTGATGTAACTCTTGACTAGACCAGACCTAACGATGTCATCCATACCAAATTCAATTAGATCGAACTCTGGCATGCGAGTGATGATCCTTTGGAAATCAAGGATACCATTCTTCTCGTTTGTCTTTATCAAATCAGTTTGTGCAACGTCACCACAGAACATAATCTTGGTGTCTTCACCTACTCTTGTTATTATACTATCTAACTCATGAAAATTCAAGTTTTGTGATTCATCCACAATAACAATTGAATTGTCTAGAGTCGTACCCCTTATGAATGAGGTAGACCAGAAGGTCACACTCTCTTGTGTCTTGAGATTACCCCACAACATTTCAAACTCATTATCTGTAGGCAACTCAAACATATACTTGACCATATTCTTGTATGGAATCTGATATAGTGCTGCCTTGTCCTCATGATCACCAGGTAAGAATCCTATCTCTCTTGTAGACACAAGTGATCTTACTAAAACTACCTTGTTGTATGGTGTCATAGGATCAAGCACCTCTTTCAATGCTTGATAAAGAGTGATAAATGTTTTACCTGTACCTGCTGCACCATAGAGGAAAAGGTTTTTACCTTCTTGATATGATGCAAAAGCATGTTTCTGGTTGGTTGTGATTGGTTGCACATCCACCATCATGTCAGAATTATATGGTTTTTTTCTTCTCATTTGTTTCGCAGTCAATCCAGCACCAACACTGGTAGACATCTTCTTTTTTCTTGGCATGTTAGGTGTGTGTAATCTTCTGTGGTTTTACTTTTGAACCAGGCATCTCTGATACCCTTGATAGAACCTCGTTCCATCCTCCATCTGTTCTACTATAAACGTCACCTGTAGCACTGACTACACCTCCTGATCCTTTAGACCAGTCTTTATCCCAGTCTGGATTATCTTTTCTCCACTGATCATATTCTTTCATTGACATCATGAGTTCTTTAGTCTCACCTGTCTTCATGTTCTTGATTGGATACGTTGGCATGTGTTGTTGCGAGTGTTTTATTTAGAGATGATAACATTACGTTTACCACGCTCCTGTATGGCAGCACTAAAGTGTAAAGGTTTAGATGTACACATGTTGCATACTTTATCAGGTAGTCTACTCTGCTCACAAAACTTTGTCAACTCATCGTCACTACAATCTACAGGGAGACCATCCACAAGATATTCTTGCCACTCTTCAGCATCACTCTGTTCTGTCACAGACAGTAGTTCTCGTAAGAAAGCAGTGTTCGGACACTTCCACAACTTACCTCTGAATAGTTGTGTATTAGGGCAAGAACATACCTTATAACTCTTTGCTATCCTACCCTGATTGTACGGATATACCTTACCATCTCTCTTCTTGATTGAATTGAACCACCTATCCTGACCAGTGTGATGTTCGGTCACCAGTACCTTAGGGTGGTTGAATTTCTTTATTATATCTTCCACTTCCTTGAGGTGTATACTTATCCTTAGATACACCTTAGGATCTTCTAAAACTCTTCTGATCCAACCTTCATTCTGTAGGAGCAGTAAGCCATTGGTATAGAGATAAACAAAAGAATTAGTACGTGATCTACATGCATCTACAATCTCCTCACATCTTGGGTTTAGTAAGGGTTCACCGCCTATGACAGATACCCTATCAATATCTATTCTTGGTAAGATAGTTTCTATATCTTTTATCAGTGCATCAGTATCTAATCTACTTGTGGGTGCGAAGTAGTTACTGAAATGATTACATCCTTTACAAGATAGATTACAACCTATGGTTGTGCTTATGTCAAGAATTTTCAGCGTAGGCAAGGTATGCTGCTCCTATAGATGTGCCACCGTCATGTGCAACAGGCATGGCACGGATTCTCACGTCAAGTTGCTTTTGTAATTTATAATTAGCAACACAATTCAGAAAGCATCCACCTGCAAGCACCAAATTTCTATTGGGAAACATCTTTGCTAATTCTAATGACCTTTTCTCCCACCTTTGTTGCATATAATATGCTTCCTGTTTGCCATACGCTGCCATGCCCATAATTTTACCTGCATCCTCAGGGTCAAACCCATAGTTGACACATGTCTGTTGATATTGTTTACCAATACCAATGTCATCTGGACTAAAGTATTTTCTATGTAAAACTTTCCAAGAGGGTGCATCAAATATTGTTTCAATTTCTATACCATCTTCTGTCTTTGATCCATTAGCATCAACCACTATCGCTATGGCATCATCAAATCCTGAGTTATAAAAAGCAGATGCTGCATGACAAAGGTGATGTTGATTTCTATAATCATATAGTATTGCATCAGGAAACTTATTCTTTACTATGTTCATGTCAAGAGATGATATCAATGTCTTAGAATCTTTAGTCCAATATGAATCACATAGTGCTATCGCATCTATGTCATGCACATACTTGAGTAAAGATCTGATAGCGTGATCTCTTTTCTTTCTTGTTATTCTCTCTGACTCAAGGTAAAAAACTATCTTGCCATCTCTCATCACACATACTGAACCATTGTTTGATAGGTTCAACCCTAGGACTGAAAATTTTGCGGAGATTTTTTTTCCAGATTCTTGTAAATGAAAAGTCATTTTCCCCTGAGTTTTTGCACGTCTGGAAAATATAGGTAGTCTATATCACTGCACTCAAAACATTCGATAGCATCCTCTGGTGTCTCTACCAATGGTTCACCTGATAGGTTGAACGATGTGTTGAATAGTATGGGCACGTCAGTGAGTTGATAGAATGAATCAATCAGTTGATAGTAATTCGTATTGTCTTTGAGTCCTACTGTTTGAACTCTACATGTATTATCAACGTGTAATATTGCAGGTATCTTATCGTAGGTATGTGGTAGTGCATCCACAGCATACATCATGAAAGGTGACTCATCCAATCCACCCATGTCAAACCAATCATGTACGTGTGGTAAGAGAACACTACCTGCAAAAGGTCTGAATGATTCTCTACGTTTTATTATATTGATCCTGTCCTTACCATCAGGATCTCTTGGATCATATAATATAGATCGATTTCCTAATGCTCTAGGTCCTGCTTCTGATCTACCTTGAAAGACTGCCACAACATTACGTTCCTCAAGTAGTCGAGCAACGTACATTGTGTTTACTGTGTCTCCTCCTATGTCAGACAGATCATATTCAGGTCCTAGGTATAGTGAATCAATCATCGTGATCATCCCAAGGATCTTTCAGTGCCTTGTTATCAAAGAATCCTTTGTATATACCATACGCTGCAAGTAATACGGTGATTACTGCAATTGAAATACCAAATGTGTAGTTGGGATCAAGTGTAAGGTGAGGTACTAATGGTGTCTCACAAGTCCATGTCTCTGGTAAGAAATAAACTGGAGGACAAGAAAGAAATGTCATGGTTATAACCAAGAAGGTTTACGAGATGGGTCACGTAGATAGTTAGACGCTGCCCATGGTTTGCTTGCAATATAATACTTGTACGCAGTAAAGATGTCAATGGTTTTGTCATGTTTGTATACATCAGGACCTGCAAATACAAAAGGTGTGTGCTTAGTGTGGTCTGCTGATGGTAAGAGATGTGTAGTCTCTTGTAGTGGTCTTTGACAAGAATGAATCTTACCGTATCTATGTGTGTACTCAGCACATAGAGCAAGACCATGGGTGAGTAACCACCATGCATTCTCTAAGGTATCATTTGCCCATATGGTGCAGGGATGATTACGAAATGCACCTTTCTTTGTCTGATATGGTTGACCATCGTTACGATATATCTTGCCATAATTATGACCCCACTCCTCAGAGCAAACAATAGAAAGCATTTGACATGTTTCGAGTGGCATCTTGACAACGTGTTTGTCAGGCAAGCACTGTGCTGAGACGGATGGGTCTGGGTCTGTCACAAAAATGTTCATAATATTCAAGTAGTGCTGAACCAATTGCTAGACCACCATCATATGCGATGGGATCTACATACAGATTTACATCTGTATTCTTTAGTATACTATAATTTGACACACAATTCAAGAAAAATCCACCAGATACACATACATTCTTCTTATTTGTAAGTTCTACTGCCTTTTTTATCATGAACAAGGTGTGTCTTTCAGCAGACTTTTGTAAATTATATGCCAAGTCTTCTCTTGGTATTTTAGGACCGACATATGCTGTGCTGTTACCCTCTGGTCTGAGTTGTGTGCTGCATAGACTGTGACCATACTCTTCATTGAATAGGTTGACATCACCACTACCATATGCAGACAGACCCATAGTTTTACCTGCTTCTATCTCATCAAACCCACAATACCGTGAGACCCTTCTGAATGCCTGTCCAACGCTTGTTCTATTACTGTAGAGGTTTCCATCTATCCAATGTGGTTCACCCTCTAAAGCACTCTCCTCCTCACTGTAGAAGGTGGAGTAATGTTTGAAGACAGGTGACATATTATCATAGATGCTTTCAGTTTCACAGTATCCATCATGATATGATCCTTTACCATCCATCACCACTACAGCAGAGTCCTCAAAGGGTGCAGTGTACCACACACTAGCAGCATGGCAATCATGATGTCTTCTTCTATAGTCTACAAAAGGTATGCCCTTTGCTCTGACAATTTTGAGTAACTTATTTTTTGCTTCTGTTCTTTCTCTAAAGGTTTTTTTATTATATCGTGTAAAACAATCACATATGGTAACAACATCAACACTAGAATCAATATACTTATCGGCAAGAGTCTCCGCACTGATGTCTCGTTTGATTCTAGTGACACGTTCCTCCTCTAAGTAAAACTCTATGTGACCATCTTGAATGATCGCTAGTGATCCATTCTTTGCAAGGTTTATTCCAACGATCCTTGCCATTCTAATGCCTCACTCACAGCAGGGAACTGCTTTACAAATACATCTCTAACTTGTTCTGCAATTATCATATGTTCTTTTTGTGTGCCATGTGCAGACCTCAAATTTATATAGTGAATCCATGATCGACATGAACCAGTCATGTAAATCCTAGTAGGTGTTGCTAAAGGGAGAACAAATCTCGCACACTCCTTCGCAATACCCTCACGTAAGAGTTCATTGTATAGATCAATGCCTTCAGCGAAGTACCTTTCAATCGTTTTCTGTAATTTTTTCTTCTGTTCATCTGGAATGTTGTCAATACTATTCTGTCTGTTCTTACTATCTTGACTCCTCAACTCAGGAGCAGGGATAGCACCAAGTAAGTTTGTCTCTGCATATCTTTGACTGAACTCTTGGAATGTAAAAGACCTGTGTCTTAGTATCTGTGCTGCTATACCTCTATTAGTTTCTATCTCCACTGTCATTGTGGATTGTTCAAAGACTGACCAATGATTATGTTTGATACAATATTTTAGTAACCCAGAATAATTTTCGTTGTCCTGATTAGATGGGTTAGAAACTCTGGCAATGTATGCCATTGTTTTTTCTGCATCAGGTGTGATGCTCACTAACTTTACGGTCATGTTCCCTCAAACTCCTCATCATAATCCATCTCATGAGGTTGAATGTCATCGTATCTATACGACTCTGTGTCTGAGTAGACCTCTGCCTTGAGTGCAGATAATAGCATCTCAAGATCAGTGACTATCACTTTTAGTTTGTCTCTATCCATGACAAAATTATAGCATAAAAAAAGGAGGGGTCAACCCTCCTTTTATCATTAGCTGCAAGGTGATGCCTTGCTGTTGACCTTGAGTCCACGATACATTAGATCGTGTCTGTTACGCTTTGATGCTTCTGCAAGCACCTTTGCGTTGTACTCTTCAGCGTTGTACTCAACGCCA